ACGGGGATAGGATAGCTACTGCATTCGTGGTAGGGGAGAAGGGTACAATAGTACAGTGCTTTTCATCTAGGCACTGGGCCTATCATTTAGGGATAGATTCCCAGGATTTCTCTGCTCATGGATTAAAGTACCAGAATCTTAATAAGCTATCTGTAGGTATTGAGATATGTAACTGGGGCCCATTGAAGCTAAAGGATGGTAAATTCTACAATTACGTTAAAGGAGTAGTAGATCCTTCCATGGTAACTACCTTAGATACTCCATACAAGGGGAATAAATACTGGTATAAGTATACAGATGCACAGATAGAATCTACTAGGCAGTTAGTAGAATATCTATGTGATACCTATGAGATTCCTAAGGCCTACAGATCAGAGATATTCAGTATAGATAAGGAGGCATTCAAAGGCACCCCAGGTATCTATACTCACAATTCAGTAAGGAAAGATAAGGCAGATATTTACCCATGCCCTAGAATGATTGAAATGCTACAAAACCTATAGTACATGAGGAGTTTAATAATTATTTTGTCGCTAATTTATACTATATTTGCGACATCCTGCTCAGCTCCAAAGAGAGCACAATGGCATTATAAGAAGGCATTAAAGAATGGCCTGCAGGTGGTCCAGGATAGTGATACTATCAGGATAGCTACTGTGGATTCATTCCCTGTGATACACAATGATACGATTATATGGGAGAAATATATCTCATATCGCGATACGGTGATAAAGTATAAGAATATCTATATACCACGTACCAGATTCCAGGAAAGGATCCTGTATAAGGAGAGGGTAAAAACATTAAAGATTAAAGGGGATACTCAGTGGAAAACAGCTAAGGCTAAGCAGGTAGTAAAATACAGATGGGCGTGGTGGCCTATTGTTATTGCATTCTTTTTAGGTATCTTTCTGCGTTTCTTAATTCAAAAAGGGCTCCTGGATAGGATAGCTCTGCTATTCAAATTATGAGAAAACGATTATTTTACGACATTGAAACATCCTTTAATGTCGGAGTATTCTGGAGAACAGGATACAACCTAACCATTAACCCAGGGGATATCATTCATGAACGGGCCATTATCTGCATCTGCTATAAATGGGAGGGTGAGGAGGAGATCCACAGCCTAACATGGAGTAAGAGCCAGAGTGATAAGAAAATGATTGAGCAGTTCGTGAAGCTCATAGCTCAGGCGGATGAGATAGTAGCACATAACGGTGATAGGTTTGATTTGAAATGGATACGTACAAGAGCTCTAATCCATGGTATTAATGTTATGCCATCACCTAAGAGTATAGATACGCTTAAATGGGCTAAAAAGTACTTTAATTTTAATAGCAATAAACTTGACTACATAGCTAAGTTTCTAAATGTAGGGGCTAAGATGGAAACGGGAGGCCTAGATCTATGGAAGGATATAGTATTCCGTAAAGATCAGAATGCCCTGGATAAGATGGTAGCATATTGTAAGATGGATGTAGAGGTGCTAGAATCAGTATTCCATAAACTAAATGCATACACATTAGCGAATCATAACTATGCAGTACAGCATGGGGGTGATAAGTACGAATGTGCTGAATGTGGAGGTACTAACCACCGGTACAATAAGAAGGTAGTAACTACTGCCGGCACAGTTCATCATTGGCTGCAGTGCAGAGATTGCAAAAAGCACAATAAGATTAATCATCTGGTATTCACTAAGTACCAGGAATACATCTATAAGAAAAAAAATATATCTTAGTATACGTACGGATATCTCCCGTACACATCAGGCTATCTCCTTATTTTTACTGAGATTATCCCCTTATAGCACCCATAAGTGCAGTAGTTTATCCATTTTATTACCACTTATAATGTGATTATCACGTTATTACCCTTATTTTAAGACATTTTCACCACAATTCTACACTTATAATGTGAGTTCCTTATTTAGAATCATTCTAAATTTGTGCATAACTAAAAAAAATGTGCAAAATTATTTGCAGATACGAAACTTTTTGTATCTTTGTCAGGTATTAACAATTAAAAACCACGTTATGATAGACACAATTAAAAGTTACGAGCAGGAATTATGGGCTGATTATGTAGAGCTCAGAGATGCATTCGGAGCATTAGATGATGCTACTCAAAAAGCATTTAGCCAGTGGATGGTGATGGATGAATTATTAACCCGATTAAACTTAAATGATGAAAAATAAACTACTTGATGACATTTTCTCTGCCCTATTCGTGGCAGTACTTCCAATTATTATTTACCAAATTTTAATACTGATAATATGCTAGTAGAATTAACACATGATACAGCCTACTTTGATTTTGATGATATCCATGGTAGCTGTGAATTTAAGATAGTGAATATCACTGATGAGGATTATGAGCTGGAGCTAACTAATATCCTATCTACTCAGGTGATAGGTGAGGTGGAGCTGGATTATATCCTAACAGATGCACAGATGGATGCACTGAATGAAGAGATAAAAGAATGGATTAATGAAACTGATATGATCAGGGAGATGCAGGATCCTATGAATTTTTTTGATGAAGATGCGTGGAGGTATGATGTTTAGAGATATATCAGAGATGGCTAGATGGTGGTCCAATCAGTCATTTGCAGGAGACAAGGGCGGCTCCTTTAATTTCGCCCTATATTTAGAATACTTAAAATGTAAGAACTCATGTACAGATTACTCTACTATTATGAACAAAGGCTCTCAGAGAGCTACGAATTCCCAACTAAAGCCCTCTGCCATTGGCAACTTAACCAATTCAGGGCAGCAGGTACTCACATTTACGGACACTTTGTGATTGAGAAGATATGAGACAGGATAAGATACTTGAGATACTTTACCCATACGTTCCTGCTAGAGCTCTAGCTGATTATCTAGGATTAACTGTATCACAGGTATATAATAGAACTTACAAAGTAGGAATTAAGAAGGATCCAAAAGTAAAAAAAGCTATTAACCGGGCTCTGATATTAAATGCAGGTAAAGCTACAAGGTTTGAGAAAGGTAATGAATCATGGAATAAGGGCAAAAAATGTCCAAATTTACTCCTAACCAATGCAGCCAAAACTATGTTTAAGCCCGGCAGGAAACCACATAACACTAAAGGAGATAATGCCATGAGCATCCGTACAGATACCAGTGGGAGAAAATACTACTATAGTAAGTTAGCTGATAGTAAATGGGTGCTAACTCATAGATTGATATGGGAGCAGGCACATGGGCCCATTCCTGCTAAGCATATAGTGAGATTCATTGATGGTAATACCATGAATTTAGATCTAACTAACCTGGAGTGCATTCCAATGAGTGAGAATGCTAACCGTAACACACTACATAGATTCCCTGATGATCTAAAAAAACTAATCAGGCTTAAAGCTAAATTAAACAAAACAATAAAAAACAAACAAAATGGCTAGAAACAAAATGAATGATCTACGTGATCACCTCTTCGCAGCACTGGAGAGATTAGATAATGATGAAATGACAGCAGATGATCTGCAGAAAGAAATTGATAAAGCACAGGCCATTAGCAGCCTGGGGAATGTGATCATAAATTCTGCTAAGATTGAGGTGGATTTCATGAAAGCTACCGGAATGATCTCTACTACATCAGATCTATTCAAAGGAGTGAATGATCCTAAAAGAATAGAAGGATGAATCAGCACAAAATATACAGGGTGCTAAGGCTCATGCAGATGCTACAGGAAAAGCCCAGGACAGTGATGGGAATATCCAGGTACTTAGGTACCAGTGAAAGGACAGCCTATAGATACCTACAGCTTTTTATAAAGCTAGAGATGCGAGTAAAGAAGGATAAGTTTAATAAATACTTTATAGAGAAAAATGAAAATACCACAACTTAAGAGAGTATATCTGATAATTGAGATACTCAATGATCTAGAATTCCATAAAACCAAAGATATCCAGGCTAAGATAAATGATAAGATGGATGCTAACTACTGCAAGAGCCAAATAGAGAAGGATCTATACTGGGTTAAATGGAATTTAGATATGGAAAATTATCAGGCAGGTGCAGAAGGAATTAGGCTGCATGAGAAAATAGATTTTTTTGAACGGTTAAAAAATTACTTACAATGAAATACACAAAATACTACAGAATATGGATGGAGGATACAGTAGAGCCTGAAGGTGGCACATGGTGCTACATGGGAATGAGTGAGGATGGATACCTATGGCAATTAAACTTCCATGATCCAGAGAATGAAGAGCCTGATACATTAGAACAATACCTTGAATGGGGATATAAAGTAGAGCAATTATGAGAGGAGAAATAGATGAGACTGTGTTCAAGTTAACACAGCTACAGAATGAGGATGTATGGAATATCATAGAATCATTCCAGCTCAACACTAAGAGCAGGAGAGAGGATGTAGCATATAAGAGGTACTACCTGTACAATTTCCTGTACAATCACCGGCACATGACATTCAGTATGATAGGTAAATTCTTTAACCGGGATCATAGCTCTGTGATACATGGAATGCGAGAGCATCAGTACTGGTACAGCAAAAAAGATTCAAGGTACCTTAAGTACATCCATCCACTACCTGATCTAATTAAGGCAAAGAGAGATGATATAGGAATCTTTGATGTGAACGTGATGCCCTTATGTGATGAGGAGGCCAGGATCACTATCACTGGGAATATACCACCAAAGTTATTAACAAAGTTCGAGGATAAGATGAGTGCATCTGATTTAATTAATATCTTTGAATCACATAATTTTTTAAGGGTTAATACAGGAGAAGGGGGGCATTAGCTCCTCTTTTTTTTATGCCAATATGACGATAGGACAAAACTCCTTATATACCTTCCCCTTACTATGTACCTATTTTTATCTGAAACTTTGGAAAATTTATCGTCATATCGTCATGAAACTGCTGAAACCTAATCCTGTATTGAGTTACAGGCATGACGATAACTTTTTTTTATTGTCATATATTGTTTATTAAACGTCATTTATTATATTTGCACTATGTATAACCCCACAATTTCCGTTTTCAGGAGCCTATATAGCTCTAAAGAAACCCCATTTAAGCTAACAGCACATGAAGTATTCAACAGGATTAAGAATGGGAATCCTGATATAATAGCTAAGATCAATAGAATTCGAGCTGGAGATTCAGAAGGTAAGAATAAACTGATGGCTATAATGTTTAATGGCACCTTTAATGAGAGAAAGGATGATGGCCTAGTAGCTCATTCAGGGCTATGTGTATTAGATTTCGATAAGTATCCTAATCAGAAGGTACAGCTCCAGGAACGGAATAGGCTAATGGAGTGCCCGTATGTGTATATGCTATTCACCTCGCCATCCGGTAATGGGTTAAAGGTGGTGATTAGAATACCTGAATCAGATAAGTATGAGCATAAGAGGAGATTCGAGGCATTCAAGGAGTATATTAATAGTGATTACTTTGATGTAGCTAATAGTAATGTGAGTAGGGTATGCTTTGAATCCTATGATACTGATGCATACCTTAATGAATTCGCTGAGGTATTCACTGATATATCCCAGGATAAAGGATATACAGTTACTGAGAGAATCCCAGTGCTAGCTATCACCAATGAGGAAAGGATAGTAGAGCTGATCATGAAATTTAATCATGGCAGTTTTGATGAAGCCAGGAATAACTGGATATACAGGGTGGCCTGCTGTATGTGTGAGTATGGAGTGGATGAGCATACAGCCAATGAATACCTGCAGCAGTATCATCAGCCTGATTTTACAGCATCTGAGATAATGATAGCTATAGGCTCTGCATATAAAAGAGCATCATTCGGAATAAAGTACTTCGAGGATATCAGCACAGTTAAGAAGGTAAAGATAAAGCTAAAGGATGGTATCAGTGAGGAGGAGATTCAGAAGCAGTTAGGAGTGCATAGTGGTATCATTGATTCAGTTAAGAAGGAGGTGCAGAATGTGGATGATAAATTCTGGGAGCAGGATGGGAATAAGATTAAGATAGTGCCGCATGATTATGGTAAGTTCCTGCATAAGCATGGATTCGCTAAGTACTATCCAGAAGGCAGTAAGAAGCCTACATATGTATACATTCAAGAGAATAAGGTATCTGAGAGCTCAGTAGATCTGATTAAGGATTTCGTACTTAACTATCTCAAAGATAAGGAGGAGATGGATATATATGATTTCTGTGCTAAAAGCGTATACCTGTTCACTGAATCCCATCTTAATATGCTGGAATCCATTGATATGAAAATACTGCAGGATACCAGGGATGTTAGTTATATCCCATTCCTTAATGGAGTGGTGCAGGTTACTAAGGATGGAGTGGAGCTGATTAGTTACATTGATGTGGATGGATACATCTGGAAGGAGCAGATCATTAAGCGAGATTTCACTAGGTTACCATCTCATGATAATAACTTCCAGGATTTTGTACATAAGGTATCAGCCCAGGATAGTGAACGGATTAAAGCAATGGAATCCACACTGGGATATCTGATACATACATTCAAAGATAAAACAGATCAGAAGGCTATCATTTTTAATGATCAGGAGATAGATGATAATCCTAATGGAGGGAGTGGTAAGAGCCTAATGCTAACAGCTATAGGTAACATCCGAAAGATTATTAAGATAGATGGTAAAGCATTCAATCCATCAAAGAGTGATTTTGTATATCAGAGGGTGAATCTAGATACTCAGGTACTAGCATTTGATGATGTTAAAAAGCATTTTGATTTTGAGCAGTTATTCTCACTTATCACTGAGGGGATTCCTGTAAACCGAAAGAATAAGGATGAGATATATATCCCATTCGAGCGGAGCCCTAAGATAGTGATCACTACTAACTATGTTATCAGTGGAGCTGGTACATCCCATGACAGGAGAAGGCATGAGATAGAGTTTTTCCAGTACTTTAATTCCCAACGGAATCCCCAGGATGAATATGGTAAGCTATTATTTGATGAATGGACATCCAGTGAATGGGCTAATTTCGATAACTATATGCTGAATAACCTACAGATGTACCTGCAGAATGGATTGATAAGAAGTAAGAGTATCAATGCAGATGCTAAGAGATTCATTCAGAATACCTGTAAAGAATTCTATGATTTCGTTATGGATGGGAATATAACCTTAGCTATCAGAAATTATAATAAGGCATCCATGGAATCATTCCAGGCAGATACTAATGGATTTAAGGATCTAGATTCTAGAAAGTACTTGAAATGGGTGCAGGCCTATGCAAGTTATAAGGGATATAAATTTACCCGGAATAGAGATCAGCATGGTAGGTACTTTGAATTAACCATAGAGAAGGAATCATAACCTATAAGATGAAAAAAGAATATAAATTGTTAATGCATGAGTTAAAACTGCGGAAGTATGCAATAACCCATCCCAATTACCCACCTGATTATATACCTAAAACAATGTACAAAGATTCAACAGCTAACGGATTAACTAGAGCTATATGTGATTATATTAACTACCATGGATACCAGGCCGAAAGGATTAATACCATGGGAACAGCAAGAGAAAAAAAAACTACAGCCGGTAAAGTGATAGGAGTAACATGGACAAAGGGCACAAGCACAGCAGGATCTGCCGATATATCTGCTACCATTAAGGGCCGTTCAGTTAAGATAGAGGTAAAGATAGGGAAGGATAGGCAGAGTGATGCACAGAAGAGATACCAGGAGATGATTGAAAGGGCAGGAGGTACCTACTACATAGCTCGAAACTTTGATGATTTTGTAGATTTTTTTAATGAATTTGTAGCAGTGAATTAAATTATTTATATATTTGTAAAAATAAAACCCAAAATTATGGCAGTTAGAAAAGACAAAACAACAGGAGAGTTAGTAATTTGCAATACTCCTAATGAGGAGGTAGTACCTCAGGCAGTAAGCCTTAACATCTACCAAAAGCTGCACCTAGCTAAGCAGTCAATGGGTAAGGTAGTTAAGAATGCTACTAATCCCCATCTGAAGAGAAACTATGCAGATATTAACAGCATCATTGATACGGTGGAGCCTATCCTCCTGGATCATGGCCTGCTATTAATTCAGCCTGTGAAGGATGATAAGGTATATACTATAGTGGTGGATGTAGAGAATGGTGATAGATTTGAATCATTCATGACATTACCTCCCATCACAGATGCACAGAAGTTAGGAGGAGCTATCACATACTTCCGTAGATATACGCTAGTATCTTTGCTATCCCTTCAGGCAGTGGATGATGATGGCCATGAGGCATCTAGAGCTCCTAAGGCTAAACCATCACTGGATGCTGAGAAGTTCGGTAAAGCACTTAAAGCTATTGCAGATGGGAGATACTCAGTAGATGAATTGAAAGCTACCTATTCATTAACCAAAGAGCAGGAGGCACAGCTATGAAATTCAGAGCATCACAATTAGGTAAGTTAATGACATCCTCCAGGAGTAAGGGGGATGTATTAAGTCAAACAGCTAAGAGCTATATCATCCAGAAGGCTAAAGAGGATTTCTATGATTACCGTACTGAGTTAACTAATAAGTATATTCTCAAAGGTATTCACCAGGAGCAGGATTCTATTGATCTACTGAATGCTGTTAGATTCGAGGCATACAAAAAGAATGAGAAGAGAGTAGAGAATGAATGGTTATCCGGATGCTGTGATATTATCACTGAGAATCTTATCATTGATATTAAGAGCTCATTCTCACTGGATACATTCCCGGCTACTAGCTATGAGCTGAAGGATCTAAATGATTATGAATGGCAGGGTAGGGCCTATCTTTGGTTATACGATATGCCTACCTTTGAGCTCTGCTATGTGATGGTATCTACTGCTGATGATATTCTGAGTGATTATGATAGCTATGCCATCCATAAGGTGGATCATATAGATCCTGCTAAGAGAATCACCTCTATCAGATTTGAGAGAGATAAGGAGCTGGAGATTCAGATGGCTGAGAGGCTAATTGAGGCTACAAAGTTCTATAACGAAGTATTAACACAATTAAAAAATAAGTAAAATGACTAGAGAAGAATTCTATAAACAGGCAGTAATTAGTGCCATGCAGGGCCTATTGGCTGTATTTGGTAACTACAGTGATGGATTAATTGATAATCCAGTAGATCATACTACTAACCTAGCTATCCAATATGCTGAAGCATTAACATTAAAAGTTTATGGTGAGGAGATTGTATGGCCTAAAGAAAGAGTATACTAATGAACATAACCCACGAACAAGAGCCCATTCAACAGGAGGATAGTATCCTGGTAGCAGTCATGGCTAAGTACTATGAACGGAGTAAGCGAGGCCAGGCTAAGTATGGTACTAACCTAGATAGAAAGGATGTAGATTTAACCGGATGGCTTAACCATCTACAGGAGGAGCTAATGGATGCTACTCTATACATTGAGAAACTAAAGAAAATAACTAGTCATAAACAGGACAAAAACCTATAAAAACATCCTTTATATGAAACAAACAGCAGTACAGTGGTTAATTGAGCAATGGCCAATACTTGAATCTCAAATACCTGAAAGAATTCTAGAACAAGCCAAAGCAATGGAGAAACAGCAGATATTATATGCATATGAATGCGGATTTTTTGATCCACAAAGCAATAAGGATTTATTTCCATTGGAAGGTAGTGAACAATACTATACAGAAACCTATGAAAGCAATAATTGAATTCAACCTCCCTGAGGAGCAGGCAGAGCACTACTGTGCCATTAAAGGGGCTGATATGCTTAATGTACTATGGGAGCTCAAGGCAGAGCTGCGTAGTATGCTGAAGTATGGAGAGCTACCAAAACAGCAGTATGAGATAGTAGAAAAGATACAGGACTTTCTATTCAGTAGCTTAAATGATAACGACGTAAACCTAGATAAATGAGATATCCTATAATTTTCCTATCAGCTCTAGTGATTGAGATATGCAGTACCTTCTATATCAGATATGTATCTGAAGGGAATGCTCCAGGTATGATATTCTTTGCTGCCATTGGTCCATTCTTAGGGCTCCCATTCCTGGGATACATGATTGAGGCTAATAACTGGAATGAAAGAATACTGAATGCAGTAGCACTGAGCTGTGGGTACATTGTGGGTACAGTAATAGTAATAACTTTAATAAAATGATTTTAGCATTAACAATTTTAATAACCCCGGCTATAGTTTGGGGATGGATAAGTACAATTAACTACATAATATACATAAAAAACCATGAGTAAATTCAAAGGAGAGGTAGTGTTCATCACGCCAACAACGTCAGTTTCTGACAAATTTAAGAAGAGAGAGATAACCCTGAAGAGCCAGGATGAGTATCCACAGTACGTAACATTCCAGCTAACCCAGGATAAATGCGATCTAGCTAACAACCTAAAGACAGGTGAGGTAGTAGAGGTAAGCTATAACCTGAGAGGCCGTAGATGGGAGGCACAGGATGGCACTATTAAGTACTTCAATTCTATTGAGGCATGGACCATGAGCCTGAGCTCTAAAGTAGAGCAGGCACCTATTGATAAACTTAAAAAATCCATGGACCTTGAGAGCAGTGACGATCTACCTTTCTGATAATCAGAATGTATCCGAATGGATGAGAAAAGAAATCAACAGTAAATTGTGCAAAAGGTACAAATTAACACATCTAGCTGAGGATATGAACGTTAACTATGCGAAGCTGTATAGATTCATGAGAGGTAAAAATGTGGGGAGTGAGATATACGATAGCTTTTTTAGAGTATATTTACGCCACAATTATGGAATGGATCACAAAAATAGCTAAGCACCATACTGAATGGGTTAAGATAGTTAATTCATTTGGTGAGGATTTCTATGCAGAGGATATAGTGCAGGAGGTATACCTTCGCATTATGTCCTATTGCAGTGAGGAGCAGGTTATAATAGATGGACAGGTGAATAGGCCCTATATCTATTTCGTGCTAAGGAATACCTACCTAATCATGAATAGAGGCCAGAAGCCTATAATCACGTCAATGGATCAGGCATACAACATTAAGGCACCTGAGGATATAATAGATATCACTGAGGCCTATCTAAAGATCCAGGATAAGATAGATAAGGAGGTGAATGCATGGCACTGGTATGATCAGAAGCTATGGAACATCTACCGGGAATCTGGAATGAGTATCCGTAAAATAGCTAAAGAAACTACCATAAGCCCGAAGAGTATATTCGTTACCTTAAAGCACTGTAAGGAGAGAATCAATACAGCAGTAGGGGAGGATTGGATAGATTATAAGAATGGAGATTATGAATTAATAGATTGATATGAATTATATATTAAAAGTATTAGAACAAGAGCTAGAACGTAGAGAGCATAGAGCAAAGGAAAATTTTAAGATTATGCTAGATCTAGAACGTGAGAATATTAAACTTAAGGAGCAGATAAAGATTCTTAAGAATGATCTAAGAGAGCTCAGTGATTATGCAAAGCAAAATAACATAGTATAATGGCAAAACGTAAGACAACAGCTCCAGTAGAGGAGCCCATCACCTGGAATATCGGGGATGCAGTAGAATCAGTAACTGAGGCTACAGGGATTAAAGCAATAGTTAAGCATTTAGTAGGGGAGGATTGTGGATGTAATGAACGGAAGGAGGCACTGAATGAATGGGGTGCTAAGATTCAGAATAAGATATCTACACTATTCCGTAGAAATAACATCCATCCATTAACCCAGGAGGAGTATGAATACCTGCATGAATTCTTTAACAGGCCTAAATTATCCATGAAACCATCTGAGCAGTATAAGATGCTAGAGATTAACAATAGAGTATTCTCACAGAGGATACAGTATACTACCTGTGGATCATGTGTGCAGTCAATGGTGAATCAATTAAAACATGTTTACGATGCCTATTCCCAAACCGAAAAGTAATGAATCTCAAAATGAATTCATGCAGAGATGCATGGGTGATGAGAAAATGATCCAGGAATATCCTAGCGAGCAAAGAGCTGCTATATGCCGTAGCTCATTTGAGGAGAATCTAGCTACTACTAGAGTATCATTTGATTATGATGGTACATTGAATAGAGCAGTGGGAATCCGTAAAGCTATGGAGCTGGTAGAGAAAGGAGTGATAGTGTATATCATTTCTGCTAGAGATTCAGTTAACTTCATGCTAAAGATAGCTAGAAGGGTAGGGATTCCAGTAGAGAGAATTTACGCTGTAGGGAGTAATGAGAAAAAGATAGAGCTAGTTAAAAAGCTAAAGATAACTACTCACTATGATAATAATATAGATGTGGTTAGAGCACTACCTGGAGTAGGGGCTATGATCTGAATAATCAGATTTTATTAACAATGGATGAAATAGTAAAACAAAACGGAGGCAGGAGGCCAGGAGCTGGAAGGAAACCCAAAGCTGCAGAGGTAGCTCTGGCAGAGCAGATGGATAAGGTGGCACCATGTGATCAGATCCTAAATGCACTATACCATAAGGTGCTAGATGGAGATACTGCAGCCATAAAGCTGTGGTTAAATTATAGGTTAGGGATGCCAGTTCAGAGAGTGGAGCAGGAGACAAAGGTGGATATCAATTCATTTAACATAAAGGATGTAGTAGAATTTAATGATACGCCTAAGCTCGAAGTATAGTAATTTATTCAGGAGTGATAGCAGATACTATGTGATCACTGGAGGTAGAGGTAGCTCTAAATCATTTAGCGTAGCTGCATGGGTATGCCTGCTATCATTCGAGCCAGGGCATAAGATACTATTCACCCGGCAAACCATGACATCAGCCCATATATCTATCATTCCAGAATTCAAGGAGAAAATAGAGCTCATGGGATTAGAGGCCCATTTCGAGATAACTAAGAGTGAGATACTCAATAAGACATCAGGCAGTGAGATTATATTCAGAGGTATCAAAACTTCATCCGGTGATCAGACAGCTAACTTAAAATCATTACAGGGAATAACTACCTGGATAGTGGATGAGGCAGAAGAGCTAACAGAAGAGAATACCTTTGATAAGATTAACCTATCCATCCGTAGCAGTAAAAGAGATAACAGGGTGATACTGATCCTGAATCCATCCACTAAGGAGCATTGGATATACAAGAGATTCTTTGAGGATAGAGGGGTGCAACCTGGATCTAATACTGAGAATGGGGATACCTGCTACATCCATACAACGTACCAGGATAACATAGCTAACCTACCGCAGTCATTCCTAGATGAGGTGGCTATCATGCAGGAACGGAGGCCAGATAAATATCAGCATACTATTTTAGGTGGATGGTTAGATAAAGCAGAAGGAGTGATATTCTCTAACTGGTCCATAGGGCTATTCCAGAATATGGGCTCTGTAGTTTTTGGACAGGATTACGGATTCTCACAGGATCCTACTACGCTAGTAGAAACATCCATTGATACCACAAATAAGAAAATATACCTAAGATTGCACCTGTATGAGAAGGGCCTAACCACCTCCATGATAGCGGATATCAATAAGAGTAGAGCAGGAGCTAACCTAATCATAGGGGATAGTGCAGAGCCCCGGTTAATCACTGAGCTGAATGCTATGGGGTGCAATGTTATGCCTGCAATTAAGGGGCCTGATTCAGTGAGCTATGGTATCAGCCTGATGCAGGATTATGACCTGGTGATAGATGAGGGTAGCATAGAGCTGATTAAGGAACTGAATAACTACTGCTGGTTATCTCAGAAGAGTAAAACCCCAATAGATAAATGGAATCATGCACTGGATGCTATTAGATATGCTATTAGTTACCAGCTCGAAAATCCAAACAAAGGAAAGTACTATATAAGATAATAAAAGAGTTAAAGTAATTGTTTAATTAAAGGTAGATAAAGCAGTGAGAATGAGAGCATTGAGATACGATACTACAAATGACAGTAATGTGAGTTATTAGTATATGACAAATGATCTCAATGAAATGATTGCAGTGGTCCAGGCATATATCCTGGATAAGAAGGGGAGAAAGGTACAGATTGTATTCAATGATGTACGTAGATTCTCTGATCATTTTGAGATGTTGAGGCTGGCCTACCACCACGTAATAAAAGAGAATGAAAGTAGACATAACCGTACCTGAATCAATAGCTGAGATTCCATTAGTTAATTATCAGAAATTCCTAAAAGTACAGGAGAATTCTGATGATCAGGAATTCATAGCTCAGAAAATGATAGAGATATTCTGCGGCATAGAGCTGAAGGATGTAGCTAAGATTAAGTACAATGATATGAATAACCTGGTAGAGCACTTCAATAAGATATTCAGTGTTAAGCCTGTATTCTATCAGAGATTCAAATTAAAGGAGATGGAGTTTGGATTCATCCCTAACCTGGAGGAGATTAGCTGGGGTGAGTATATTGATCTAGAACATCACATGAATTCATGGGAGGATTTCCACAAAGCCATGGCTGTGATGTACAGGCCCATTACTAAGACGTACAAAGATAAGTATGAGATAATGCCATATACAGGTAGTGAGGAGTGGCATGATCTAATGAAGTATATGCCTATGGAGATAGCAATTTCTGCGAGGGTTTTTTTTTACAATTTAGGGAACGAGTTATTAGGCAGTACAGTGGATTATTTGGAGACATTAACGAGCAACAAACAGAGCAGAAGGCAGAGGAGGATTTCTCAGAAAGAGGGCAATTTACTAAACAGTGGGGATGGTATTCTAGCATATATGCAGTCGCTAAGGGAGATATCTCAAAGTTTGATGAAGTTACCGGATACCAATTACATAAATGTCTCACTTACCTCACCTTTGAAAAGCAGAAAAACGAAATTGAACAAAGAGAAATAAATAAAAGAATAAAGAAATGACAGGATATTATACGCTAGTAAAAGCACTTAAAGATCACTTTGATAATGATGTGCTAGTTAACACAGTTACCAATGGGGATATATTTGATGTGGATATAGCAAAGCAGACAATTTTTCCCCTGGTACATACAATGGTTACACAGGCCCAGTTTGAAGCTAACATCCAAAGATTCACAGTTACTATATTCTGCATGGATATCACTGATGCTGTAAAGGTGGAGGATGATACTAAATGGGAGACAAAGGATAATACTAATGATGCATTGAATTCTACACTACAGATTCTGAATAGAGCCTATCAGATGTTACTGCATGGGGCCCTGCATGATTTGAATTATCACGTAGAATCTACTCCTACCTGTGAGCCATTTACTGAGAGATTCGAGAATAACCTAGTAGGCTGGGCTATGACCTTAGATATAATTTGCCCTAATGATATGACCATCTGCTAATGGATCAGCAAGAAACATATGATGAGCTAAAGAAGTTCAGGGATTACGTAGTTAAGCAGGCCAGAGCTAACCTAACTAGAGCAGGTAAGAAGAGCAGTGGAGCCCTGTATGAATCCATTGATGGTGAAGTAAAGGCAATGCCTAACAGCATAGGGATCTACTTTGAGATGGAGGAGTATGGAGCCTACCAGGATAAAGGGGTGAATGGTGTGCAACGTGGATGGGGATCACCGTATAAATATACTACTAAGATACCACCAATGAAAAAGTTGGATGGATGGCTAGTAAGGAAAGGGATAGCTCCTAGGGATGAGAAAGGAAAGCTACTGCCTAGAAAGAGCCTGCAGTTCCTGATAGCTCGAAGCATATTTCTGAAGGGGATTAAACCTACTCTATTCTTTACTAAGGCATTCGAGGGGGGTTACAAAAAGCTACCAGATGAGTTAATTAGTAAGTATGGGCTAGATATGGAGGAGCTCACATTAGAGGCATTAGATCAGATAATAAAAGCTAAAAAGAAATGATAAGGATATTCACTAGATCACCGCATATAGTATCAGTTAATGATGTATCTCAAACAGGCAGTAAGATAGAATTATATATCTATGATGGGGCTAGTAGTGGACCTCCTACTCAGCCTACGTATACATTGAGTAAGTTAATACCTGCTACCGGGGTTACTGAGAATCTGTATAACATCAGCCCGTATCTGAAGGAATACCTGAAGCATAAGGTCAATGGGATGAATTATAATACTGTGAATGATTTTACTGAGTTTGATGAATATACCTATGTGCAGTATAAAACATATAATCTAATAGGAGGTAGCTATATCCTGGATCAGACAGTTACTGCTAGGTGCTATGATGGATACGGATACTTTGAGGAGCTCACTAATGTAGATAGAGGGGATATCCTACTAGGGGATGGCACTAAGCATTATTACTGGTATGATTCTACTAATACTCCTGCTAGTAATGGGGCACATAGAGCTGGAATAGTTACTGCATTCCTGGATAGAGACTGGTCGGTATATCGGCAGAATCTACTCACAGGTGCTAGCCAGATTAACACGTACACATTGGCAGGGGTATATGATTTATTTAGAGTATTCCCATTATACTACAGTGCCGGGAATCTCATGCAGATATATGATGATTTGAACGTGCTACAATGGGAGGCTACATTCATCCCTAAGGAGGAGTGCAGATATGAGCCCATGACTATTGATTTTCTAAATAGATTCGGAGGATGGCAGAGGGAATTCTTTTTCAAGGCATCACAGGAGCTGTTAGATGTAACTAACACTACCTATAATCTAATGATGAGTGATGTGTATCCAATGACATTAAGCGAAGGCCAGAGAGGAGTATTCAATGCTAACGGGATACGTAAGTATATCATGAATACTGGATGGGTAGATGAAAGCTATGGAGAAGTTATGCAGGAGCTCCTACTCAGTGAGAGAGTTATATGGGTAGATGGTACTAAGAGAATCCCTGCAAAGGTGAATACTAAGAGCATTAATAAGCAGAAAAATATCAATAACAAAACTATCAATTATCAAATAGAGATAGAGCTCGCATTTGATGTGATTCAAACAGCTATATAATGGATAGGCAGGTAAGAGTATTCATAGAGGGTAGAGCATTAGATCTATTCAATGATGAGCAGATACAGGTAAGTACTAGTATTCAGAATGTAACTGATATCAGTAAAACCCATACGGATATGAGCCAGTCATTCACTGTGCCTGGTACGTCTAATAATAACCAGATATTTGAACACTTCTATGAGAATGCTGTAGATGGCTCACTAGATTATGGCCTGCGTAGAGATGGCTATATTGAGATAGATCTAACCACATTCAGAAAGGGAAGGATATCCCTGGAGAAGGCTACGGTAGTTAATGGCAGGGTGCAGGATTATACCATTACATTCTATGGGGAGCTAGTTAGCTTAAAGGATAAATTCGGGGATGATAAATTAAAGGACCTGGATTATTCAGCATATGAGCATAACTGGACCATGGATGAGATAGTAGATAGAATAGATGGCACCTATCCTGATCCTGATGTAGCATGGCCATTGATCACATCTAACAGGTTATGGGAGTATGATGGAGCCCAGGCTAATTATACATCTCCTAACTATGTAACAGGTACTACTACTAATAATGATCTACATACAGGTAGTGGTGCTATCAATCCTAAAAATGAATTATTCCCTGCTATCAGATTGAATACCATCATGAGATTGATTGAGCAGAGGTATGCCATTACATTTAATAGTAACTTCTTTTCAGATGAGAGATTCACTGCAGCCTATCTATGGTATAAGAATAAGAATGTACCTAAATTCAGCTCAGCTCCACAGGGGATAGATATCACAGGTTTGAATACCTCATCCTTTACTAACTATGATTTAACCCCATATGTATCCTACATAGATAACAGCATTAAGTTCGTATATCTACCAGGTGCAGGTGCATCTTATCATCAGATAGATTTTATTCCTACATCTATAGCAGGTACAGGAATCACATGGTATATAGATGTGTATAGAAACGGAGTATTTTTTAACACTATTGATTGCCTAGATTTTACTCCATCCGGTAACATCCTAAGCACTAACGTATATGGCCTAGATGAGACGTATACATTTAAGGTAAGGAGTGAGCAAGCTACTAACATTGATATGTATGTTAGGCATTCATTCCTGTACTTTGGTGCTACCATGGTAGATTATTTTGAGTATACTACCAGTACATTGATATTCGTATCAGGTACTAACCTAGCCAGTGCAGCTCCAGATATGAAAATAGCGGATTTCTTTTCTGGAGTGCTGAAGGAATTTAACCTAATATGTGAGGCTACTGCATTGAATGAGTATACAGTGGAGCCATTACTAGATTGGTATGCTACAGGTAGAGTATTCGATATCACTGAGTATGCAGATGTGAGTAGTGTGGAGGTAGCTAAGGTGCCATTATATAAGAGGATAGCATTCAAGTATCAGAGCAGTGAGAGTGCCATGAATAAATACTACTTCCAACAGTGGAGTAAGGAGTATGGTGATACTGATTACCAGTATCCTTATGATGGCCCTGAGTTCGTGATACAGCTACCATTCGAAAACATGATGTTTAATAAATTCACAGGAGAGCCATTACAGGTAGGATATTGTTTGAATAGCTCACTGGCTCCATACATCCCTAAGCCATTGATATTATATAAGTATAGTACTGTGCAGTATGTAACTAAGCAGATACACTATACTGATCCTGTAGCAGGGAATAGAACATCACATGATTATACCATGTTCGGCCAGGATTTCAAGGCATCTACTGCTGTAGATTACTCCTTAAATTTTGCACCTGAGACATCTACCTACCATCTCTATCCAATTCAGCAGAGCCTATTTGCCACATACTACTTTCAGTACCTATCCAATTTATACAACGTAAAGAATAGGCTCACTACATATAAAACCATTCTGCCTATCTCATTACTAACAGGATTAAGAATGAATGATAGGGTGATCATTAGAGATAAGAGATATATCATTAATGATTTGAATAGTAACCTAACTTCGGGTGAGGTTACCATGAAGCTGTTAAATGACTTCATGCCAGTTAGCCCGGATGATATTATACCACCATTACCAGAAGGATAAAATATGTTACATCACATAATACAGATGCTAAGCATCACTGAACACTTAGGAAAGAGTGAATTAATAGAAATAGCAAAAGGAAAGTATGCCATTAGAACCGATATAAAGGGGGTGTACAAAGCTAAGCAACGTGAGTTATATATGAGAGATGGCAGAAAAGAGAACAATAGAATTAGAGGTTAAGGATAATTCCAAGAGCCTAAAAGCTCAGCTAAAGGAGGCACAGGCTGAGGTAGCTGCATTAGCTGATAAGTATGGTGCTACATCCGTACAGGCTACGGCTGCTGCTAAGAAAGCTGCAGAGCTAAAAGATAGGATAGCTGATAGTAAAGCATTAACGGATGCATTTAATCCGGATGCTAAATTCAAATCATTCACCGCTACATTGAGTGGAGTAGCTGGAGGATTCTCTGCTGTTCAGGGAGCTATGGGATTATTAGGAGTTGAGGGTGAGGAGGTGCAAAAAACACTTCTAAAGGTACAGAGTGCCATGGCTATCTCACAGGGGTTACAGTCATTAGGGGAGGCCAAAGATAGTTTTATAAATTTAACTGGAGTAATAGGTGATTTCGTTACTAAGTTATTTGCTAAGAATGCTGCAGAAACAGCATCAGTAGCAGCTACCACAGCATCCATAGCAGCTAAACAAACTGAAACAGTAGTAACCACTGAGGCAGCAGTAGCACAGGAGGGATTGAATACTGCTATGGCCATGAATCCAATAGGAGCAGTAGTATTAGCATTAACAGCATTAACAGCAGGAATAGTATATTATATATCTACTACTAAAGAGGCGGGTGATTCATCTGATGATCTAGCAGAAAAACAAAAAAGACAGGCTGAGCAGTCAAAGAAAAATAGAGAATTTGTAGCTAAAGAAGGAGTAGAATTCTTTAAGCTCGCTAGCCAATTAAAACAAACAAATGCAGGTAGTAAAGAGAGAAGTAAATTAATTACCGATATAAATGCTAAATATGGCACTACTTTACAGAACTTAAAAGATGAGGCTGGATTTCAAAGAGCTATAAATGATGAGATAAGAAATTATATAAATGTATTAAAATTAAAATTTAAGGCTCAATCACTTAATGAAGCTATGCAAAATAACTTCAATAAGCAGCTTGAATTAGAGGGTAAAATACAAAAATTAAATATTACTATACAGGCAGAATCATCTATGCCAGGTAGGCAGGCTGCAGTAGCAGATGCTAAGAAAAAACAGGCAGAACTTCAGCAAGAGTTAGATGCTACTAAAGGTAGATTTGATGGTTATGCTGGAGCATTACAGAATGCTGAAGAGAGAATGAATAATCTCACGAATGGAGGTACTAAGTTTGCTGAATCTAATAAAAATGTAAAAGATTCAGTTAGTGATACTGCTGAAGAGGTCAAGGATTATGCTGCAGATCTAAATAAATTCTTAGATGCTATTGAATCAGATAGACAGGGAAGAATAAAAAATGCAAGAGAGAAAGAATTACAGGAGGCTGCTAATAAATATGATGATTTAACGCTATTAGCCGATAAAGCAGGTAGGGATACTACACAAATAACTGAGCAGTATCAGAATGATATAAAAAATATCAATGATAAGTATGATGCATTGAACATGAGTAACATGAAAGCATCAGAGGATAAGATATGGAAAGATGAATTAGATAGGAGACAGCTCGAAATAGATTTTATTACTGATGAAGAGGAGAAAAAAGTAGCAATTAAAAAGCTAGCCCTGGATCAGGATTATGTGAATCTTCAAAATGCATTAGATAATAAATTAATAACTGAGGAGGAGTATCAAAATTTAAGTGCTGCTGCATTCATTAAGTATAATAAGGCATTAAATGATAATCAAGTTAGTTCATATGCGAAGGATATAGCTGATAAAAAATCTGCATATGAGCAGAAGGCAGCCCTAGAAATGCAATATGTAGATATAGCTAACCAGGCAGCCAATTTAATTAAGCAGATATTCGGTAAAAGTAAGGCAGCACAAAAAACTGCTGTAATTATAGAGAGTGCTGCAGGTATTGCTAAGATGGTGATCGCTAATAAGCTAGCCAATATAGGTGCATTGGCTACTCCTCAGGCTATTGCATCCAGTGGGGTATCTGCTGTTCCAGTGATCGCAGCTAATAATATATCAACAGCATTAGGAATAGCTGCTAACGTAGCTGCTACAGCTAAGGCATTGAAAGAAATAGGTGGAGGAGGCTCTGCTCCATCAGGGCCATCTATAGGTGGTGGTGGTGGTGCTTCAGGAGGAGGCACAGGAGGTGGAGTAATGGCTCCTAACTTCAACGTAGTAGGTAACAATGGGCTGAATCAGTTAGCTCAGTTACAACAGCAGCCAATTAAGGCATATGTGGTAGGAGCAGAAGTAACTACTCAACAGGCACTAGATAGAAATAGAATAACAAACGCTACATTATAATGAAAATAATTGAATTGATCCTGGATGAAAAGGATAAAGAGATGGGAGTATATGCTGTATCCGTAGTAGAGGATCCTGCCATAGAGGAAAACTTTATCAAATTAAGTAAGGAATCTATAGAGCTAGCTACAGTAGATAAGGAAAAAAAGCTACTCATGGGGCCTGCATTGATTCCTAATAAGCAGATATATAGAAAGAATCCTAAGCATGGGGAATTCTATATCTACTTCAGTGAGGATACAGTGAGAAAAGCCAGTGAAATGTTTTTCATAAACAGCAACCATCAGAAGGCTACCTATGAGCATGATAAAGAAATAGATGGAATGACTGTAGTGGAATCCTGGATAATTGATAACCCTGAAAAAGATAAGAGTGCAGCCTATGGATTCTCACTACCTAAAGGTACATGGATGATAAGCATGAAGGTTAATAATCCGGATGTATGGAAAAAAGTAAAGGATGGCGAAGTTAAGGGATTCAGTATAGAGGGATACTTCGCAGATAAGTATGAGATGGCTATGGAAACTTCTATGCGTAAAACTATGGATGAGGAGAAGGAATACCTGATAGAGCAGATTAAGAAGGTACTAAAGGGCCAGCAGTTAGAAGAGGAGAGCTATAATGATTACCCATCTGTAGTTAGAAGGAATGCACAGAGAGGCATAGCATTGAATGAAAGAAATGGGAATAAATGTGCTACTCAGGTAGGTAAGATTAGAGCACAGCAGTTAGCTAATGGTGAGGCAGTGAGCATGGAAACCATTAAGAGAATGTACAGCTACCTATCCAGAGCTGAGGTATATTATGATCAGGGAGATTCAAATGATTGTGGATATATAAGCTACCTACTATGGGGAGGTAAGGCTGCATTGAATTGGGCTAAATCTAAAATAGATCAGAATGGCGAAGGTTAAAGCATCCACAGGAATATCATTTGTGAGAAAGCCCAGGAAAAAAAGGCCAGGGATTCATTCTAAATGCAAGGCATCCAATATGAAAGGGGCTAGAAATTACATTAAACTATATAAAGGACAAGGAAAATGAGTAACGTAAAACAAAGCAAGAGCTCACCTAAGGGTGGCAAGAGAGGGTGCCTATGTAAGGATGGGAAGTATTCTGCTAAATGCTGTGATGGATCACTGCAGGCACAGGGTATTGGAGATATCACTACAGATAATCCGGGTAACATCACTAACATAGTACAGGTTAGGCAGATTAACTAAAAATGGAACAGAGTATTAATTAATGAGTTATACATAAAAAAACATGAAAGAATCAATTTTATCACGTATCTCTGCACTTCTCGGAATGGAGAAGGTGGAGCTGGCATCCATGAAGTTAATGGATGGAGTAACTGTACTAGAGGCTGATGCATTCGAGCCAGGTATGGAAGTATTTATTGTTACTGAGGATGAGCAGCGTATTGCTTTACCTGTTGGTGAGTATGAGCTAGAGGATGGCAGAATGTTAGTAGTAGCTACTGAGGGAGTTATTGCTGAGATTAAGGAGAAAGAAGAGGAGCAAGCTCCTGAGGTAGAGGTAGAAGTTGAGGCTCCTGAAGCTCCTGAAGCTGAGGCCCCAATGATGTCTGAAGAGGCTCCTGCAGCTCAACCTAAAAAGATAATCAAATCTCAAGTTGAGGAGATGTTATTCAGTAAAATCGAAGAGTTAAAGGCAGAGAATGAAGCATTGAAAGCACAATTATCTGAGCAGCCTGTAGTAGAAGAGGCACCAGTAATTGATGAGCCTGCTGCTAAGCCTATAGCTCATAATCCAGAGAAAGAGAATCCTACAGCTAACTTCCAGTGGGGAGCTAACAGAAGAGAATCTACTATGGATCGTATCTTAAATAAATTAAACAATTAATAAAACAAAAAACAAAAAATGGCTACTTCAATTACAACCACTTATGCTGGTGAGTTTGCAGGGAAATATGTATCTGCAGCTCTATTATCTGCTCCTACCATTGAGAATGGTGGAGTAACTGTACTTCCTAATGTACATTACAAGCAAGTTATTCAAAAAGTTTCTACAGATGCAATTTTGAAAAACTCTAGCTGTGCATTCTCTGATCTATCTACAGTTACATTAACTGAGAAAGTATTAACTACTAAAGATCTACAGGTGAATTTAGAGTTATGTAAGAAAGATTTTTTCTCTACATGGCAAGCTGCTGAGATGGGATTCTCTTCATTCAAAACTTTACCTAAATCATTCGCTGATTTCGTTATTGCTCACGTATCTGATAAAGTTGCTGCTAACGTTGAGACAGCATTCTGGACAGGTGCTACTGGTACTTCTGGATCATTTGATGGTATCTCTACTTTAGTTGCATTGGATGCTGCACTTCCTGTAGCTCAGGAGGTAACTGGTACTACTGTAACTGCTTTGAACGTAGTAGTAGAATTAGGTAAGATTGTTGATGCAATTCCTGCTGCACTTTATGGTAATCCTAACCTACGTATCTATGTATCTACTAACATTGCTAAGGCATATGTACGTGCATTAGGTGGATTCTCTACTGTATCAGGTGCATCTGCTGCTGTTACTCCAGGTACAGGGGTTAATAACCAATCTACTCAGTGGTACAATAACGGATCTTTGAGCATTGATGGAGTTGAGATTTTCTGGGCACCAGGATTAGCTTCTAACACTGCTATCGCTACTACTACTGATAACCTATTCTTTGGTACTTCTATCTTATCTGATATGAATGAAGTTAAGGTTATTGATATGTCTGATATTGATGGATCACAAAATGTACGTGTTATCATGCGTATGGCTGGTGGTGCTCAGTATGGAGTTGTTGAGGATATCGTAACTTACGGTATTGTTAACTCTGCTAACTAATATAAAATAATCATGGGGAGTGGGTAACTGCTCCCCTTTAATAAAAAATAAAAATGGCTTGTATAATTTCAAACGGACGTACCGAGCAATGTAAAGATAGTATATCTGGAATCCAGGCTATCTACTTCATTAACTTCGGTAACTTTAACCCAGATCCTGTAGCAGGAGGTGGGGATGTAACTTATGATACTACTCTAGGATTTGAGGATCAGATCACTGGTATTGCTTTATCACCTATTGCTCCAGCATTAACTTCAGAGATCTATAAGTATGAGTTAAAGGGGCAGAATGGATTTGATACCACTGTTAACACATCACGTGATAATGGTACTACATTCTTTACTCAGACATTAACTGTACAATTAAAAAGACAGGATCCTGTATTCCACAAACAATTCAAGATCTTAGCTTATGGCCGTCCACATATTGTGGTACGTACCAATGGTAACCAATTCTTTTTAGCTGGTCTATACAGAGGATGTGATGCTACTGCTGGTAGTGTTAATTCTGGAGTTGCGTATGGTGATTTTAATGGTTATCAATTAACTTTTGAAGCCATGGAGGAAAAGCCTGCCAATTTCTTAGATTGTACTACTGAGGTTGATTTACTTACTTTGTTAGGGAATCCTACTTTAGTAACTGCTTAATAGCGTTAAGGGGTTTTCGCTATATTGGGAGGGGGGCATTAGCTCCCCTTTCTTTTTAGAAACAATTTTTAACTTATTGAGTTATATCTATATGATAGTAGTTAGCACTGATTCAGTTAATCCACAATTCTTAAAGTTCATTCCTAGAGAGAGTACTGTGGATACTATGTATATCACAGATGAGAGTACTAATATAGAGGTACCTGTGGTGATCATTAACTATACTCCAGGTGATTATGCTGATGAGATAGAGGTAACATTAAGCTGTATTGAGGGGCACTACTATAGAATGGTATTAAAGGATGTATCCGGTGATGAAGTATACAGGGATAGGATATTCTGCACTGCTCAGGTAGCTGCTAACTATTCACCTAATGCACAGGGGTATGTATCTAATACCACCACAAATGACTTTTTAATGTACTAATATGGATAATATACACGTAATTAATCTAGCAGCCTATCAACCACCTGTAATAAAGGAATCTAAAAGAGATTCATGGGTGGAATATGGGGAGGATAATCAGCACTTCCAGTGGTTACTAGATAGATACATCAACAGCACTACCAATTCTGCAGTGATCAATAACGTAGCTAGATTAATCTACGGTAAAGGATTAAGAGCTCTAGATGCAGGAAAGAAACCTAACGAGTATGCACAGATGATGAGCCTATTTGAGAAGGATGATGTGAGAATGATGGCCCTAGATTTCAAAATGATGGGGCAGTTCGCTATCCAGGTACTATACACTAAGGACCATAAAAAGATAGCTAAGGTACATCACATCCCTGTACATCTATTAAGAGCTGAGAAATGTAATGAGGAGGGTGAGGTAACAGGATACTACTACTCCGATAACTGGGGTGATATTAGAAAATTTGCACCTAAGAGAATAGCTGCATTCGGCACATCTAAGGATGAGATAGAGATACTATACGTTAAGCCCTATTCAGTGGGGATGAAATACTATTCCTATCCAGATTACCAGGGGGCCCTTCCATATGCCGTATTGGAGGAGGAGACATCTGATTATATGATTAACCTGGTTAAGAGCTCATTCAGCCCTAGCACTATCATTAACTTTAATAATGGGGTGCCATCTGAGGAGCAGCAGCAGATGATAAAGAGTGATATCATGAATAAGCTAACAGGCCCACAGGGTGATAAGTTAGTGGTATCATTCAACACATCTAAAGAAACTGCAGCTACCATTGAGAATATGCCAGTAGAGCAGGCTCCTGAGCTGTATAAATACCTATCTGAGGAATGTGTACGTAAGATATTAATAGGTCATAACGTAACATCTCCGCTATTATTTGGGATAGCTACTACTACAGGATTCAGTGCTAATGCAGATGAGCTCAAAAATAGTGCTATTCTATTCAATAACATGGTAATTACTCCACTTCAGGAGGTGATGCTAGATGCATTCGATAAGATTCTAGCCTATAATGGCATAGCATTAAAGCTATATTTTGAAACATTAAACCCATTAGATGCACAGGGTGATCTAACTACTACGGATGAGGCTACTAAAGTTACTGATGCTATCAATGTGATGAGCCCATTAGTAGCTAACAAGGTGCTAGAATCAATGACAGCAGATGAGATTAGAGCATTAGTGGGATTGAAACCTGTACCTGTACAGCTAAAGAAAGAGGATGTATCTGATGAGGTGCTATATAATGTACTAGATAATCTATCAGGGGAGCACAATGATGATGATGAATGGGAGCTGGTAGATGAGAGAGAATGGTCCAATAAGAATGACAGCACAGAAGAGTGGGCTACTCGCATGATTAAGCCTAAAGAAACTATCCTGGAGAAGTTAAGCGGATTCATTAAGAGTAATCCTAATGGATTCAGCTACCTAGATAAGAGTGTATATAAGGTAAGATATAGATACTCTGAAAGATACAATAAGGATAACAGCCGGGACTTCTGTAAACAAATGATGAGACGTACTAACAATGGAGTAGTATACAGATTAGAGGATATAGATGCTGCAAGTAGAGCAGGAGTGAATGAGGAGCTAGGGCACAAAGGACAGCCATATGATTTATTCAAATTCAAAGGAGGGGTAAATTGTGGACATTTCTGGACTGAGCAGCTATATAGATTAAAGAAAAATACTGATGGCACCTATCGGCCTGATAAAGCACTGAGCTCATCTGAGCAGGTAGCATCTATTCCTAAGAGCTACCTACCTAATCCAACAGGATCAGGAGATGCTAATACTCCTCCGATAGATATGCCTAATAATGGACATCACCCAGATTATAATAAATAATGGAAGCACTATTCATAACAAGACAGGATCTAGTTAAGTTCACAGCTACCAATGGTAACGTGGATACTGATAACTTTATCCAATGGATTAAGGTAGCACAGGATATTCACCTGCAGAATTACCTAGGTACACAGCTATTCAATAAGCTAAAGAATGATATTCTTAATACTGTGAGTAATACAGGGGTACCTACTACTACCACATTAACTGCAGGAGGTACAGGATATACTAACCTAACAGGGATAGCGTGTACAGGTGGTAGCGGTAATGGTTTTGGAGTGGATATAGTTACAGCAGGGAATGCAGTAGTATCTTACACTGTGAGCACTGCAGGTACAGGATATACTGCTGGAGATGTTTTGACTATTGCAACAGGTAATAATAATGCTACTATCACTATCAATGCCATTGATGAGATTCAGGTACCATATAGTACACTACTTAATACCTATGTTAAGCCATCCCTAATACATTGGGCCATGGTGGAATACCTACCATTCGCAGCATATACAATAGCTAACAAGGGGATATTCAAGCATACTAGCGAGAATGCTAATACTATTGAGAAGGCAGAGCTAGATCTATTGATTGATAAGCAACGGCAGATAGCTCAGCACTACACTGAGAGAATGATTGATTATCTCTGCTTTAATAATAACCTATTCCCAGAATATAATCAGAATTCTAACGGGGATATGTATCCAGATACTAACAATTATAACATAGGATGGGTGCTGTAAAAAAGCAAAATAGGCCGAAGCCTACTAACGTAAAGAAACTACTAACTTACTTAACTAAGAATAATGGCAAATGATTAAGCCTACTAAATATCCAATGAGCCCGGATGATCTATCTGATCTATTCGGTGAAGCTGTTAACCAGGGGAGAAATGGTAAGCAGGATACATTGGTATCAGGTGATAATATCAAAACAATTAACGGAGATTCTATAT